ATCTTGGCACCGAAAGGTAGATATGCAAGACCATGTTTATCGTGGAAAGCATTACTATCCAATTCAAACAATGGATGCCGACACAAAGGAGGCAATCTATCATGTCTGAAAAGAAAATCAACCATTTGGTGCTGATTAAAGCGGCAATCAAAAAGAAGCAAGCACTTCATTTAGCACAACTCTGTGCAGCAGGGGCTTGCCAAACCAAACAAAACGTGCTATAGTATGGATTCCGTGTGAAGGAAGTTTCTGGGGGGAGTGTATTCTCCCCTCTTTTTTACCAAATTTTTTTATGAAACTATGGATGTTAGGAAATCGTCTCACTACAGAAATATATGAACGTGAGCGATTTATACAGGAGTCAGAAAAACAAGGTATTGATTTATCTCTAGTTTTTGCTGACGAAATCGATCTTATCGTTTCTAGAGATGACCGTAAATCTATTAGATATTGTAATGATGTTGTTAGTTTGCCTGACGTGGTTCTCGCTCGTACTGGCAGCGGCACAGGTTATTTCAATCTTTCTGTCCTTAGACAATTCGAACGATTGAACGTACCGACCATTCCAAATTCTAATTCCATCGAAGCATCGAAGGATAAGATGTATGCCAATCAAATCTTGGCACAGGCAGGTCTTCCTATTCCAAAGACCATGCTTACTCGTTTTCCTTGTAAAGCAGATTTAGTTGAAAAGCAAGTTGGGTTTCCTTGTGTAATAAAGGTAGTAACAGGATCTCATGGTGCTGGTGTTTATCTTTGTCACACACCGAAAGAATTTGAAGATCTATCTGAATTAGTATCTTCATTAGATTTTAAAAATAGCATGATCGTGCAGGAGTATGTACAGTATTCAGAGGGACGTGATCTTCGTGTTATCGTTATTGGTGGTAGGGTCATTGGTGCTATGCTTCGCAAGAGTACCGATGGATCCTTTAAAGCAAATATCTCCCGTGGAGGTAAAGGTATAGCATATGATCTTGATGAAAGTATAGAGTTACTTGCAATACAAACAGCAAAGGTTTTGGATCTTGATATTGCTGGTGTTGATCTTTTATTTCATGAGGATGGATATAGAATCTGCGAAGCAAATTCATCCCCAGGATTCCAAGGGTTTGAATCAGCACTAGATATTAATATACCAGAAAAGGTATTTGCATACGCTAAAATGAGATCACATTTGGGGTAAATCTATGGGCATGTTCGATTATTTTCGCTCATCATATGATCTGGGCGAACAATTTACTGATGTTGAATGTCAAACTAAAGACATGGAAGTTGGCATTGGTGGAACAATGTCACATTATTGGTTAGATCCATCTGGAAAATTGTGGGTTATGGTGTATCGAGATACTCACGACATGAAAATCTATAATCCAGGTGATCCAGAATATAATGAAAAACGTGCATGGTTAAACTTTGAATGGATTGCTAATGGTAATCATGGTAAAGTTCAACCTTTTTATATTACAGATTATGTTGAAGTGTATCCAGCAAACTGGAAAGGACAGTGGGAGGACTGGCCCACTTGCCGTATACATTTCGAAGGTGGTGTGCTAAAATCATTTGAGTCGAGGACTAAACATGAACAATTTCCCGAATTTTCAAACAAACGAAGAAGAAATTCTCTTCTATGAAATTTTTGAAGAAAACCTTACTACTTACAAATACATTCTTGACAAGGTAAAGGATGAATTGTATGGAAAGGGAACTGGAAATTATGCAAATCTTCCAGGATCATGCTTTCAAATTGTTTACAGCATTACTAACGATTTAATTGGAGAATCTATTCGCAAATATGAAGAGATTAAGCACTCTCCAGATGCCCCTAAATATTCTTTGCAGTTTACTTTAGGGGACAAATAAATTACCCCTTGACAAATGAAAAGCATCATGCTATTATTTGTCTTATCTGGAAGTGTGGCCGAGTGGTTGAAGGCACTTGTCTTGAAAACAAGCATGGTGAAAGCCATCGTGGGTTCGAATCCTACCACTTCCGTTGCCCCATTATTGGGGCATTTTTTTAAACCCATAATGATTAAAAAAACATGAAAACTCTTTTTGCTCTTGCTGCTCTTCCTCTGATGGCAGCACCTGCTATGGCTGGTCCTTACGTCAACATCGAGTCCAATACTGGTCTTGTCGGTGGTGAGTATGGCGCAACCCTGATTGAAAACCATATTGGTTATGAAGGCAAACTGAGCGAGACCGTTACTGGTTACGTTCAAGCTGGTCCTGCTGTTGCTATTCCTAACGGTAGCGACACTGAACTGGAAGTGTCTGGTAAGTTTGGTATCAGCGTTGCTGCTACTGACAACCTGGGAATCTATGGTGAAGTTTGGGGTGCCAGCACCAATGGTCTGGAATTCGATGACTTCCTGACCAATCTGAAAGTTGGTGTAAAGTATACCTTCTGATTATTAATTAAATAATCTTTTAATGGGGGGCTTGACGCCCCCCTTTTTGTTTGCTATACTACTGGGAGTTACCCCTGGAGGTCATGGAAGTCATTCTTTATTCAAAAGAAAATTGTCAATGGTGCGAAAGAGCACGGATGTTATTTGACAATTTGGATGTTAAATACACAGAGTATAAGTTCGAAAGGGACTTTACTAAACCCGAATTCTACGCTGAATTCGGTGAAGGTGCTACCTTCCCACAAATTTCTATTAACACCAAGCACATTGGTGGTTTTAAAGACACCCTGCACTACTTCCAAGAAAACAATCTTATCTAATGGAACCTACAGACGAAATCTATCTTCTCGTTGAAAAATCAATTGATGCAGCTTTTGAGGGTAAGTTTCTGTTTAACTTATACACGTTTGTGAAGGTATCCAATTTTACTAGAAGAGATGTAACTGCTTTTATTGAAAGTCCAACCGCATCAAGTTTGTCTGACATTGTTACTGACCTTGATGAGTACATTAAAGGAAAAAACAGTACAATCAAAGAAGCATATGGTCATCTTCCAAAACCTAAAGCAAGAAAGATCAGAGATTATTTGTACAAAATTCTAGAGGATGCATGGAAGTATGAACGAGAACGACGCCCAGGGAGAAAACCTGGATCCAAAAATAGAAAGTCACGAATTGCCAATAAATAAAGGTGATGAGTTCATGCGTTTAAGGAAGGTTAAGAAAGAAATTAACCCAGAACCAGAAGAACTAGTGCCAAAGGGAGGCAGAAAGATGAATATTGCAATCGTCCTTATCATATCCGCCATGCTTACTGTTGGTGGAACACTTTTAGGATTTATCTTTGGATGGTTTGCTAACGCTTACTACACTAACCTACTTGAAACTATTCGATCGGTTGGTGAAGAAGAAGTAGAGGAAGAATATGAAATTACTCCTCATCCTGAAATGATGGACAAAGAAGGCAATCTTATGCCATTCCAAATGGCAAAACTTATCAGCGTTGAATTCACACCGTCTGATGCATTCGATATGGATCCTTTTCCAGATTCGGATGACGACTAAATACTTACTTTAAATCATTAGTAAAAACTATGAAACTGTTGATCTCTGAAGTTATCAAGAAAGCGTCTAACGCAAAAACAAAAGCAGAAAAGATTAAAATTCTGCGAGACAATAATAGTCAAGCACTTCGCTCCATTTTTAAATGGAACTTTGATCCAGCAATTCAATCGGATCTTCCTGAGGGCGATGTGCCATATAATAAAAATGATGCACCTATCGGTACTGAGCATACAGTTCTAGAGCGTGAGGCAAAAGGACTGTGGCGATTTATCAAAGGTGCTAATACCCTCTCTCGTATGAAGCGAGAGCAATTGTTCATTCAATTACTAGAAGGTCTTCATGAATCAGAGGCAGAGATTGTTTGCCTAACAAAAGATAAAGGACTTCATACAAAGTATCGTATTACACATGCAGTAGTTAAGGAAGCATTTCCTGAAATCAAATGGAGTGAGTGATGGTGAGTATCGTTAACGAAGATAGGGTTATCTATATGATTACTAAATGTAAAGATGAGGGACACAATGCCAGAAAAACTTTCCACCGAGTACGACTCACTAACCCAGGATTCGATGACGACAGAATCAGAGATCTCATATCTAAAATCGGAATTAACTGATTCTGATAGAGAATTTATGAGATCTCAGTATCGTGTACAGGTATTCTTGCATGATACTGATGAAAAGAAAATCGATGAAACAAAATATCCATATGATTGTTACTTAGTAACTTATCAAATTGGAGACAGAATTTATACTGACCTTGCTAGGGGTCCAAAGCGTGTTAAGTTATTCGATGCATACTATGACATGCTCAACCCCATCGGCGGCAAGGTCTTGCAAATTAAAGGATGGTATGGTAAAATCAATCCGAAGTTATGGGGGTCTAAACCTAAGAAGAAAAAATGAGTATGAACGTTAAATTTGTTACTTCCACCCCTGATGCAGAAGCAACCATGGGGTACGTAGCGAGGGTCAGCAACCCCGCTAACCAAGAAAATCCGAACGTTGCGGGTCTTCTATCCTATTGCATCAAACACCAGCATTGGAGCGTCTTTGAGCAGGCATTCATGACGCTTGAGATTGAGACCACCAGAGCAATCGCAGCACAAATTCTTCGACATCGTTCATTTACATATCAGGAATTTTCACAACGCTATGCTGACAGTTCCATGTTGGCAGATAACATTCCTATGTTTGATCTTCGTCGTCAGGATACAAAGAATCGTCAGAATTCTATTGACGACATCGATGACTTTACTAAGCAGCAGTTTGAGATCCTGATTCAAAAGTATTTTGCTGAGGGTATGGATCTCTACAAGCAGATGCTCTCTTCAGGTATTGCTAAAGAGTGTGCTCGTATGGTGCTTCCTTTGGCAACTCCCACCCGTATCTACATGTCAGGATCTGTTCGTTCGTGGATCCATTACATCAACTTGCGTTCTGCTCATGGCACTCAGAAAGAACACATGGATATTGCTCATGCATGTCGAGACATCTTTGTTGAACAATTCCCTATTGTAGCAAAAGCACTGGAGTGGACCGATGCCTCTGTATGATTTCAGGAACAAGGAAACAGGAGAGATCATTGAAGTTCGTATGAGTTTCACTGAGCTCGATAAATACAAACAAGATAATCCTCATCTTGAACAGTATCATGGAAACTTTCCTGGTGTTGTTGCTGATGCGGGTATCCGAAACAAAGTTCCTGATGGGTTCAGGGACGTTCTGAAGTCCATCAAGAAAGCAAACTACGGTTCTACAATCGACACTTACTAAACCTTATGCCAAGAAGAAGAAAGGACAATCAGTTCGACTTTGTTAATAGCACTCCTAAACAAATGAGACGTAAAAAGCCAATCAATATCGATCAA